GGACTCGCTTAGTCCGGCGCGCTGGATGGTTTGTGGGTCATAGCGGATCTTGTGCCGCATCAGAACAACGGCAGCCATTGTGCGACCTAGTTGCACGGCTAGTTCGGGCGCTGTTCTGGATTCGTCTGACAACAATTCGATCTCCCATCCGGTCCAGACATGCCCGCTTCGTGCGGCAGTGGGTAGGGACTTGTCTTGGCTAGTGCGCCAGTACGTCCGGGTGTCTTCCGGGTGTGCGAGGCGGCGGGTTCGAGCGCGAGCATTCTCCGCGGGCTTGTTCTTCTGGTGCTGGCGGGCATCAATGCCAACGCGTACTTCGGGATGCTCTATGGCATAGCGCTTGTTGTATTCGTCTATTCGAACGCGGTTGGCCTTGCGGTAGTCCTGTGAGTAGTGCTTTCTGCACCTGCCCATAATGTCCGCGAACGCCCCGCACTCGACGCGCTCGCAAACTATGGGGTTAGTCTTCCGCTTCTCAAACGGCCTCCCGCTGACAAGAACGGTCAGGGGGTCGCCATGCGTCTTCCACCGGGAGTAGTGCATGGAGCACCACCCGCGTGCGAGTATGCGCTTCTCGCAGCCTTGGACCGTGCATCCTTTGTGGATAGACTCGCTCATATCGACTCCTTCATAGTCGGTCAAACCCCGGCCTGTACCGCCAAGCGCAGGCGCGGGGATCTTCCTATCTTATATGAAGTCGCCTCCCCGTGCGCTAGCCCTGAAGCTAAAGAACATGTGCACCAGCTCGGTAGTGCCGACCACATACTTCGGATCGTCGGCAACCTGATACGGGCCAGAGAAAGAATCGGTGCGGGTAATCGGTTGACCATCAGCACAACCGCGAAGAATCGCCATGCACAACAGCGCCAGGTTCTCCGCATCAGCACGGACAGCCCACACGTTCACGCCCTGCCGCCGACGAGTCTGCACACCATCATCAGGGCCGGAATCGTCGCGAACGGTCACCATGCGCGCCGTCTTGGTCGCCGGAAGCTCTGGGCCGACCACGACACCCGAGGAATGGGGCAGGGGGGAGGCTGTGAGCGCCGTGCGGAGGATTGCGCACAGCTTGCCGGTAGTTGAGGGGTAGATGATGCTCACGCGCCCACCGACCCCAGGGCGCGTGCGAGAGTGCCACGCTTAGCCTCAACCGCCATGCCGATAGCAGGAGCGGCGCCCACCTGAACGTGCGTGCGGTCCTTCGTGTCGAACGTCTGCATGCGCAGAGACTCCACATAGACCGGGTTCGGGTCAGCCTTGGCAGCCGCGAGAACCTGCTCACCGATACCCTCAAGCACGGCAACAATCTCCGGGGACTTCAACATCTCAGTTAGGGATGCGATCTGCTTGAACTTCGCCATCAGCCAGCCCTCTTCAGGTTCACGACGGTTCCGTTATGCCATGCGGCAGAGTCGCCATCGACCGCCCACGTTTCGCCGCGAACAACCACGCGGTCAGTTGACAGAATGGCTACCCGTGCGAGGTTGTAGATCGTGAGGCCAGTAACCACGGCCTGCCCGTAATTCAGGGCTGTCTCAGTAGACGAGCGCGGGGCAACCTTCCACCCATCCGAAATGGTCGACGTGTCCGCGCCGATGACCGGGTAACCCTGCGCGTCATACCCGCCAGTCGCGGTGCCGGCACGCAGGATCGTCACCGGGCCGCGAGGAACGCGCCTCACGCCACCACGACCGACGCGAACGGCGATGTCGACGGGATCATGTCAATACTGAACGCGCGCCCAGACAGCCGAGCACCACGCAACTTCTCCAACTCGTCACTGGTCAGAGCAAGCGTGCCCGGAGTGTCACCGCCGAATGTGCGCTGCTCCGAGAACGGACCCTCGCCCGTACTCATCGAACGGGTGCCGTCCGGGTTGCGGAAGACGCGGGTGACCATCGCCACAACAACGTCAACCGTGTTCTCAAGCAGGTCAACCTCGACGGCGGTAATGCGCGCCTGAATGCCCGGTATGCGGAACCGGATCTCGCGCTCAGCCTTACCAATCCACTTATCAATCAGGGGGGAGTCGGTCGGCACGTCATCGCCAATCCACGCGCCGAGCACTTCCCCAGCGCTAGTCCATGCAGCCATGCGACACCTCCGGGGTGAACGCGTGAGGGCAGGGCCGAAGCCCTGCCCCCACGCAACTTGATTACTTCTCGGTGACCGTCTGTTCGCCGGTATCGATGTTGCGGCTCACGACCACAACCGTTCCATCCGGGCGGGTCGCCTCGAACACCTCGCGACGCTCATCCTCGACGGGCTCGACTTCTTCGACCTCTTCGGCCTCGGGGGCCTCGGGCTCGACATGCTCGACCTCGACCGGCTTCTCGTTCGGAACGCCTCTAGGCATTGAGCACGCCAGTCAGTCGACCAGCCGCGCGCCCACCAAATACGGCGAGACCGGTGTAGAACTCAATGCGAGTCCGGTAGGCGGGCTTGGTCTCAAGCTCGCCCAGGTCGTAAACCTGCACGCCACCGTTGGTCAGGCCGGTAACGGCCTGGTCGCCCTCGTCCTGACCGAACCGGACAGCGTAGATCGAAGACGTGTTGACCGAGGTGCCCTTCGTCTCCGTCTGCGGCAGCACGGCAACACCCGCAGCCGTGGAACCAGCATCGAGGATCGGAATGCCCTGCCAAACGACCTGACGCTTGCCGTTGATGTCCTTCTCCACGAACACGTCCGCGGAAATCTGACGGGCAGCCGACTTGATCTTGCCGATGATCGCAGCGTTCGCGTAAAGCGCACCGTTGCCACCGTCAAGGCCGGGAACCGACGCCACCAGCTCGTCGAGGCTGTTGAAGAACGCGTGAATGGTGGTCGTGGACGTGAGGATCGCGTCACCGTTCACACCAGCGGTCGTCTTGACCTGATCTCCGATGAGGCGCTTCTTGAGCCCGTCGAACGACAGTGAGTCAACGGCGGTGTCACCATTGAAGAAGGCGTTCTGGAACTGGTAGGACAGCGCCTTGACCTTGAGCGCGGTCTGCACCGCACGCTGGTCGTTCACGTCGCCGCGAGTCTGCACGACGAACTTGTCAACGTCGGCGTCTCCACCAGTGATGACCAGCGACTCAGACTTCTGGTTGACAGTGCCGGTCGACTCGGCGTAGCTGCCATTCACGGCACGGAAGGCGACACCGGGAAGGGTTCCTTCCTCGTTGTACGCGTAGGCGTTACCCTGAATGGTCATGAACGGGATGCGGTCCAGCACGGGGCTCGACTGCACGAACGTCTCGAGGACGCCCTTCTGGAGGTAAGACTGCGAAAGCTTCGCGGCCTCTGCAAGGGTGATAGCCATGAGCTAGCTCTTTTCTTGTGCGTAGGCGGCACGGAGAGACCCCATGCCGGGGGAAATGTTGTCCTGCTTGCCGATCGCCGGGATGCCGCCCTCGTCAGGAACGAAGTACGTCTGCTTCTCGGGCTTCGGTTCGGGCGTGATGCCCTTGAAAGCGATGAGCGCGTCAGCTTCCGCCTCAAGCTGCTCCTTGGTTCCGCCGTGCAGCAGTTCCGCGGGGATGCCCTTAGCGGCAGCAACCTCAGCTCGGGTCACCTGCGTTTCGAGATCCGCGGCGCGCTTCTCAGCGGCCGCGATCCGATCAGTGACCCTCTGCTCGTCGGTCTTCTTTTCTTCTTCGATCGCAGCGAGTCGCTGAGCAGCCGTGGAGTTCTCCTTGCTGCGTGCTTCCCACTTGCGGGCTTCTGCTTTCCAATCCGTCGCATCCTGTGCAGGCTCGGCGGGCTTGGGTGCCTCGGTGGCGTCAGGCGCGGCAGGTGCCGCCCCGTCCTCACCATTGATGAATCGAATACCCATCAGGGCGAGCCGTGATGGTGCGGAAGGTCCGAAGACTCGATTGGTTGACATTGCTGCTCCTTCTTCCCGTGCGGGAATGCCGAATAGCGGCCATGCGGCCTCGGCGTTGTGCGTGGATTGCGCCCGTGCGGGCTGGTGATCCGCGAGAATGCGGAAATCTATTTGCTGCCGTGAACCTGTCGCCATTGAGCTAGCGAGTTCTTGGCTGAGATGGAGCCGCCTTCATTCAGCTCGAACGAGTCGTCGTACATCTTCTGGTACTTGGCCTCGACATCCTTATGGAACGTGTCACCCTGAAAGACCGGCATCGCAATGCACTGGCAGAAGTCGTGAAACTGCTTCCCGAGGGCCTGACTGCCGCGAGCTTTGACGCCCTTGCCCTGACCGCCAGCCTTGCCAGCAGTGACGGAAGCATCAACGCCGCCACCCACCACGCTTCCGGCAGACGCCGCAGAGTTGTAAGCCGCGCCGCGTGACGCCAAAAGGCCGCAGAAGGCACAGCAACCAGGGCGGGGGATGCGTGCATACCCGACGCGCACGCGATCATTCATTACGTTGTCGTAAATCGTGTCGCGTGCGCCATTCGAGATCAGCCGCTGCATCCCGCCCGCCAGCAATGCCAGCACCGTGGAACTCGACCCCTGAAACACCGGCTTCAGCGAGTGGCGAACCAGCGAATCCATCGCGTCGGGCGAGGCGTCAACCGCCGAAGATGCAGCGAACGACCCGCCCACGGACTCGGCGCGCATCTCCTCATACCAGGCCGCGGATAGGTCGCCGGCAGCCGTCATATACGGGGCAACCACGGAAGGGAACGCCTCGAGCAGCCGGTCCCTGAACAGGAGCGGGTTGACATCCTCGAGTTGTGCGAGCAGCGCCTTAGCTTGCCCGAACGAGACGGCGCAGAGTTGGCTTATCGCCTTGCGGTAGTCGTCAACTTCCGTCGCCGATGCCACGTTCACCCGCCAGCGCCGCAACTGCCGGATCAGTGACCGCCACAGCAGCATTAGCCGCCAGCGTAGAGATCAGCGTGCCAACCTGCGAACGCCTACGATCAGCCTGCAAGCGAACAATCTGCCCACGGTCAAGGCCCGCATACTCCATGCCAACCTCAGACGCGCCGAATCCCTCAATGCTGGTCGCCAGCTTCGAGAACGCATCAGCACGGGCGGTCGGCGAAACCAGTTCAGGCTTCGTGAACTGCGACTCGAGCGAACGCATCTCAGGCGGGACAGCGGTAAGGCCATCGCGCAGCATAACGGCCATCTGCATGGCGCGCTGTGCACCCTGACCCCAGATGCGGTTAGCGGTGCGGGTCGCCATCGTCAGCGACACCTTGCCAGCAAAGATCGCATCAGCACTCGTCGGGTTGGAGTTGTCCGCGAACTTGACCTCGAGATCCTGGTCATCCGAGAACAGGTTGGCCCACATGCGCAACTGGTCCGTGTGCGGCTGCGGAGAAGCACCAGTGAAGCGGTGCAGGTCCGGCTTGTCGTCGCCATCCTCAATGTCAAGCGTCTTGATGCGGCCCATGACGGCCTTCCAGCGGTCATCACCAACGAAGTCCTCGACGTTCGCACCGAACAAGTAATACTCCGGGGCGGAATAGAACTCAGCCGACACCTCAGAGCGAACAATCGTGCGAATGGCAGAGTCCACATACCCCATAGACGCCCGCGTAATCCGCGAATGCCCCAGGGGCCGGGACAGCTCATAATTGTTCGGCAGAGGGGCAACAGACACCACGCCAAGGGGGTTCCGCTGAACGTCAGCCTTCCAACCGCCACGCCAAGCGCCACCCTGCCGGGTCAACGTCACAACCTTCTCGGGCGTATACATCACCATGCGGTTGATGTCGCCAACATTCGTGAAATCCACGATCGACAAGAAGCCACGAAGCGCACGCCGGCGAGGGTCCCACAACGCTGCGGAAGTCTCAGCCGAACGAGCGAGCACAAGCGTCTCAGGCTCACCAGACTGCACGTCACCCTGACTCACCGTCAGGAACGAGCAGCCATGCACCGCAGACGACACCTTCGCCGCGGGGAACTCCATCAAGAAGTTGTTATCCCATGCGATCGAGTCGACCCCGAACGGGTCCTCTTCGCCGCTAGCAGAAACAAACCCCGTAAAGTCGGAAAGGTCAGTTAGAGCATGGACACCCTTCGCAGTCCACCCGAGAGCCGCGTCAATCGAACGCATCTGAGGCGGCAGAGAGATCCCAAAGTCCTTCAGCGCCGCCTTGCCGTCGAAATACACACTCCGCGTCAAGTTGCGGGGGCGCTTCTGCTGCCACACCCGCACCAACTCGCCCAGCAGCTCCGAATCGGAATGATCCAAAACCATGTCAATACCTGCACTCACAGGATCTTTCCTCTCCGCGCGCCATCAGGCCGCGAACGACCAGACTTCTTTTCAAGCCCCGACACTGCGACCGTCAAGGCCACAAGCGAGGTGATGTCAACGTCCGACGACGCACGCGACCAATACCAGGCCGCTTTGTCTCGGGTGAACTTCTGCTGCACGCCATCAATGGCCGCGTTTAGGATCTCGTCATCAAGGTGCCGGAGCTTGCCCTGCGTGATCCAGTCATAAACAACACCGCACGCCTGCACATAATCAGCGAACTTAATCAGCTTGACCCGCGCGCCATCCTTCTTCCACGACGACACCAAAGAGTCAACATGACCCCCAGCAATCGCCATAGTCGCTATCGGATTCCACCGCTTCTGTAGCTCAGCAAGCCGCGGCCCGACCCAAGACGTGCCCAGCCGGTTCTCAATAATCTCCGCGTGCACAAGCTCGTCACCGCGGAAGGATAAGAGCGAGATCGAGGCCGACTCACGGTTGCCCGCAATCTCCACGCCAAAAACCATATGCTCGCCCGGCTTGGAGCCTTCATCCTTGAGGTCGGACCAGACGCCAGATGCGAATACAGACTCGCCGCCAAGCTTCGCCCAGATTCCCAGACGCTCGCGCTTGAACTGCTCATCAGAACCGCCATCAGCAACCATCGCCTCTAGCTCATCCTTGACGAACTGCTCACTGATGCGGATACCAAGGCCAGGATTGGCCTGATACCAAGAATCCACATCATCAATGGCAGCATCATCCTCAGCCGACCACTCGAAATAGGCGAGCCGGTCGGAAGTCTTCTTGATGCCCTCCTGCCGCATAGCCTCAAGCAGATCCGACTCAGGCATCCCGGCCGAAGACGTAAACCAAATCTGCGGGTTGCCCTCCATCGACTTAGCCGCCATCGTCGGCAACATTGCCGCGAGTTCGTCAAGCTTCAACGCATACGCCTCATCCATCACGATCAGGTCGCCAGTGAAACCACGACCAGACCCCTTAGATCGGGCTGCGTAAGAGATTTTCGCGCCCGACTTGAGCGTGATGCTCGGATCGTTGCCGACCTTCATGCCCGAAAACTCTTTGTCAAGGTCCCCCTCGAAGCCCTGCACCTGCTCCATCAGATCCGGGCAAGACTTCATCCGGTTCATCAAGGAGGTCATCGACTCGCGGGCAGTCTTCGTCTCGTGCGCGGTGTGAATGATCCGCTTCTCACCAAACAGGAACAAGCCTGCAAGCTCACGCGCCTCGAGTAGCGCATTTTTGCCATTTTGGCGCGGAACGACTAGGCCAGCCCGGAACGCCGACCACTTGCCGTTGCGCTTCTCACCGAGAGAACCGCGCAGCACGTACTCCTGCCACGGGTCAAGGAATAAGCCCGCAATGGCAGCCAGGTCAATCGCGTCATCAGCGGCATTAGTTATATAGAGGGGGTAAGACTCAATGCGAGGAAGCTGCGATCCTTTCCTCACGACGCTTTCGGAGTTGGTCAAAGACGCTCTCCTCAGGCTCGTTCGATTTGGACAGCACGACAATCCGCCGCACGAGTTCTTCACGCCGCTTCGACAAGGCCGCAATCGCATTGGCCGGAGCCTCGGACATTGCAGCCTTCACAGCGCGCAAGTTCTCCCGCGCCTCATCGAGCTCGTCTAAGACATCGGGGGCAGGCTCAGCAGCAAGGGCAAGAGCGACCCTGGAAACAGACTCCACACGGGCAACGTCGCGCCGCTCAGAAGCCTGCAAGCGGGCAGCCTCAGCACACGCATCACACGGCGATTCCTTGTTGCGCTTATGCCGCTGATAGGCCGCAAAGGTCCCACACGGCTGCATCTCACGCGCCATAGGATCACCCCTGATAGATGGAAGGTCTTGCTGATAGACGGGCCGAACATCGTGTGCAAAAATTGCGCCT